TTCCACAGAATACATCTCCCGCCCTCAGCTCGTTCGCCTCGGGCCCAAGATGCGGACTTTTACTCCGCGACGGTCAGATCACCCAACCGTTTCCGCTGTCCATTTTGTCTCCGGTGTTCACATGAGCGCCTCGAAGCGGCCCGCCAGCTCGGTCTGGAGACCGCCCCGGTCCACGTGGCGAGGGGGCTCACTGACGCCCAGGCACGCGCCTTCCGGATCATGGACAACCGCTCGTCCGAGAACGCCGAGTGGGACAACGAGTTGCTCGGGCTGGAACTCGGCGATCTGCTGGAGGCAGAGTTCGATCTTGGGCTGACGGGTTTCACCGACGAGGAACTCAGCGCACTGATGAATGGGCTGGCCGAGGACGGGACCGGCGCACAGGCCGGTGAGGATGAGGTCCCCGAAACGCCCGAGAACCCTGTCAGCCGACCGGGCGATCTCTGGATCCTCGGCAACCATCGGCTGCTTTGCGGCGACAGCACGGTCGCCACCGATGTCGAGCGGCTGCTCGGGACAGTGACGCCGCTTCTGCTTGTCAGCGATCCACCCTACGGTGTCGAATACGATCCGTCCTGGCGCAACCATGCGGGCGCGGCCAAGACCAAGCGCACCGGCAAGGTGCTGAACGACGACCGGGCCGATTGGCGCGAGGCTTGGGCCCTGTTCCCGGGTGACGTGGCCTATGTCTGGCACGGCGCCCTGCATGCAAAAGAGGTCGCGGAAAGCCTGGAGGCGTGCGGCTTCGTCATCCGGTCGCAGATCATCTGGGTCAAGGGCATGGAAGGCTTCAACCGAACAAGCCCGGTCTCTGGCCCGACCTTCGTGGACGCGACGGTCGGCGGTAAACGCCTGCGCCGGGGCGCCCGGCTCTGGACCGTGGCCACCTCGACCTTCAAGGCCGAGACCTACCGTTTCCTGCGGCAGGACCGGCCGACGCCCGAAGAGGTGGCCGGGGGCGCGACCGAGCCGCCGGGAACGATCCATCTGCCTAGCTGGGTGGACGGCGAATGGCTGAAGCAGCTGGTGGCCGAGCAACTGGTGACGGTGCGCAACAAGCGCGGCTTCGCCAAGCTCGAATGGCAGAAACTGCGAGAACGGAACGAGGCGCTCGACTGCCGGGTCTATGCTCGGGCGGCCGCCTGGATCGTCGGCGCGGACCGCTGGTCCGACCGGCATTGGCAGGAACTCGAGCGGCAGTTGGCCGCGCAGGAAACGGTCGGCACCAAGGACGCGTCCGGTCCGGGCAAACCGCGTCCGGTCGCCCGTCGGCGGGCGGTACGTTCAAGTTACATGGGGTAGTGGCTATCTGCGCGTCTGATCAATGGAGGCAGCATTTCTTGAACTTCTTGCCGCTGCCGCAGGGACAAGGATCGTTGCGGCCAGGTTTGTCTGGCGCTTTCGTTACGGCCTCGGTCCAAGGGGCCACCCGCAACGGGTTTTCAACTTTGCGCGTCTTCTGCCGGGCAAGAAATTCGTCGGAATAGCAGTACCATTTCGACAGATCGTCGATGGCACTGGTGATGAGGGCCTTTTGGTAGCGGCGGGTCGCGGGGGACACATTGTCGCTGAGGGTGGCTTCCAGATCCTCAAGGAAATGCCCGAAGTCGCAATAATCTTCCGGGATCAGGTTCTGGTCGAAGACCTCGCGCACGCTTTCGGACATGTCCTCGAGTCCGAGAGCTGCAATGGCGTCCATCCAGCCTGTGAGGACATCCGTGGGCGCTTCGGGGCATCGCTGCCGAAATGTCCGACAGTACTCCTCGATCGCCGGGCGCTCCGCTGGATGAAGTTGCGCAATCAAGACAAGGGCGCTCATCACCGACGACCGGGCGAAGTCATCGGCCTTCCTGTCCTCGATCGCGTCGAACAAGGGCTGCAGGTCGCCATCGAAAGTCCCGGCGATCACGCGAAAGATGGTTTCGGTTACAGCGTCACCGAGGAGATGGTCGATGACATTGGTTGGTCGGCGGAGCATCTGAACCAGAGGGCGAAAAGCGCGTGGATCTTGCCATTCGCCAAGCAAGTGGATGACCGGAATTAGGGCGATCAGGTCAGCGTCCTTCATCGCCGGGATCCGTTGCTGTGCAAGGCGGCTGACCAGGTCGACAAAGATGGGAACCATTTCTTCTCGCCTGGAGCCGGCTTCTGCCAAGGCGGCTTTCGGGAAGATATCGTCACGCGCGAGATCTCGCATGATTTCGTCAGGGGTCATGGCATCGCCTTCTATCGGCCGTCTGTCGGCTCAATGAACCACTACCGCAAGTCAGGTCAATTCAGATGCCGACAATCATCGAACTTCGCGCCCGCCGCGAGGCGCTGGCGGCGTCGCGCTCCAGCGGCGTGGCGCGGGTCAGCTACGACGGCAAGAGCGTGGACTACCGCAGCATTGCTGAAATCGACCGGGCCATTGAGGTGCTGGATCGCGAGATCGCGACCGCCGAGGGGCGCAAGATCATCCGGCAGGTGCGGGTGACCACCACCAAAGGACTTTGACGCATGGGCTGGTTCGATGCCTTTCGCCGCCAAGGAACCGGCGGCCCTGTCGCTGTGCGTGCCAGGTTGGAAGGGACAATGTCGCAGCGAAGGTTACGGGGCTGGCAACCGCCCCTGGAAAACATCAACTCGCTGGTCGCCTCGGGCGGTCCACGCCTTCTGGCGCGCTCGCGCGAGTTGGTGGTCACAAACGGCTATGCGGCGAATGCTTGCGAGGCCTTTGCGTCGAACCTGGTGGGCGACGGCATCAAGCCATCATCGCTGATCGAGGATCCGGCACTGCGCGAGCAGGTGCAGCGGCTCTGGCTGGCCTGGACCGATGAGGCGGATGCGGACGGTCTGACCGATTTCTACGGCTTGCAGGCCATGGTGGCGCGCGAGATGTTCGTCGCGGGAGAGTGCTTCGTGCGTTTGCGCCCACGCCGGGCCGAGGACGGGTTGCTGGTGCCGATCCAAATGCAACTGCTGCAATCGGAAATGCTGCCCTTCGAGAAGACCGAGGCGGCGGCCAATGGCAATCGCATCCGCTGCGGCATCGAGTTCGATGCCATTGGCCGCCGCGTGGCCTACCACTTCCGCCGTCGCCATCCCGGCGACAGCACCGATCAGGGTATGATCACCTCAGAGACGGTCCGGGTGCCAGCCACCGACGTGCTGCACATCTATCGGCCCATCGATGCGGGCCAGATCCGGGGCCTGCCACATGTCGCCCCGGCCATGGTGCGGCTGTTCCTGCTCGACCAGTATGACGACGCGGAACTCGACCGGAAGAAGACCGCGGCGATGTTCGCGGGGTTCATTACCAAGACTGCGCCGGAAGAGCAGCTGATGGGCGAGATCGAGGCGACCGACGACAGCGGGGCGACCGTCAGCCTCGAACCCGGCACATTGCAGGTGCTGTTGCCCGGCGAGGATGTGAAGTTCTCGAGCCCCGCCGATGTCGGCGGCGGCTATGAGGCGTTCCAATACCGCACGCTGCTGTCGGTGTCGGCGTCGCTGGGGCTGCCGTATCATCTGGTGACCGGCGACGTGCGGCAGGCCAACTATTCCAGCCTGCGCGCGGAACTGGTCGAGTTCCGCCGCCGCGTCGAGCAATTCGAACCGGGGCTGATTGTTTACGCACGTGTAGACTATATCCGAACGCCGGTCAGTTCGCCTAAGGCAATGCGAAACGCATTGACTGACCCGGCACCGCTTCTGCCCCAGTACTCGTGATCTGGTCTTTTCAGCATTTTTTTAAAACCGTGTCGCTCAACTTTTTCGATGCCACCACAATCAGCTACAAAAACACGCGAAAAATACCATTCACTTGACCTGGGATTCAAACCACCAACTTTGCTGCCTCGAAAGTGAATTGTTCTTTGGATCTTCAATGCGGCGCAATCGTAGTCAGGGTGTTGGTTAATGTCACGAAACAAATCAGCCACGGGCTCTGGCATTGTCGCCAAGGCATTTTCAAAGTTTGTTTTCATGAGAGTGAAGTCTCCTTTTGCGCATGAGTGCCAGAGCATCTTATCGCATCCATCAAAATAATTGCACGATTCGCAGAAGGACGCGATGGCCAACCTGCTGTCGATCCGGTCCGGCGCCATGACGCTGTCCGAGGT